TGTACGACGCCGATGGCGACATGGTCGCCGTGGCCAACTGCGCGCCGACCTACAAACCGTTGCTCAGCCAGGGCTCGGGGCGCACCCAGGTGGTGCGCATGAACCTGATCGTCAGCAGCGCCAGCAATGTGCAACTGAAGATCGATCCTGCGGTGGTCCTGGCCACTCGTGAGTGGGTTACCGAGGAGCTGGCGCGGCAGGATTTCAAGCATTCGGTGCAGGTCGCGACCACAGCCGCCATTACCCTGAGCGGGTTGCAGACCATCGATGGTGTTGCATTGCAGGCGGGCACCCGGGTGCTGGTCAAGGATCAGACGACGGCCAAGGACAATGGTCTTTACCTGGCGGCCGCAGGCGCATGGACGCGCAGCAGCGATGCCGATAGCGATGCCAAGGTTACGCCTGGCCTGTTGGTGCTGGTCGAGAAGGGTACGGTCAACGGTGACAGTGCTTGGCAGTTGATCAGCGATGGACCGATCAGCCTGGGTGTCAGTGCCCAGGGTTATGAAATGGCTTTTGGCCGTAGTGGAGTGTCGGCAGGAACCTACCGTAGTGTCACGGTAGACAAGTACGGGCGAGTAATTGCCGCGACCAACCCGACCACGGTAGCTGGATACGGATTGACCGATGTCTATACCAAGGGCCAGGTGGACACTGCACTGGCGCTCAAAGCGCCATTGGCCAGCCCTGTATTCACAGGGGATCCAAAGGCACCCACGCCAGCTGTTACTGATAACGACACTTCAATCGCCACGACGGCATTCGTACGTAGTGCCATGGCTCAGTTCGGCGTGGGCGGGACCTGCACTCCCTATGCGGGCAATATAGACACGCTGAACATTAATGGCTTCTACATGATCAGCGGCAACGAGGGGACGCACCCGGTATGGCCTGTAGGGTATCCCGCAGGAGGGGCTGGCCAGCCGATCCCCAATGCCTCTTTGTTGCATATGGAACGTGGAACGGCGAACGCCGCAACTCAGATCTGGGATTCTCTGGTAAGTACGGACGCACCGGCAACGTTCATCCGAACTCGAAATACACTCGGCACATGGTTGCCATGGCAGGAGGTCTGGCACAGTGGGAATACGCCCAAACTGCAGTCTGTTACTGATCGTACGCTTAAACGTATGGTGCGTTCCGGCGATTATGGGCTGGGATATGCAGTAGTTGGAACTGACCCAGAACTGAATAATTATACTGTGCCAGGAAACTACATGACACCCATGGCGGGTTTGGTAAATCTGCCTGTGGGCTGGGTGAGTGGGTCCCGTCGATATTCCTTGGTCGTTGATGGCGCCGACTATCAGAACTACCTGACCCAGACATTGACGTCGGGTCAATCCGGTCTGGCAGCGGACCCTGTACTTCAGGCTGTTCGAGTCATGTCTACAGAGGGTAAGTGGTCGCCGTGGCGTGTGCTGGCTACCACGGACAGTCCTGTCCTCATTGGCAACCCGACTTCGCCAACCGCAGCACGAGGTGACAGTTCGAGCCGACTGGCCACCACCGAGTTTGCCAGGGAGATCGGGCTGACATTTTCTTCAAAAATCGTATCTGCGTCGGTGGGCACGACGCTGACGGCCGAGCATGTTGGGCGCTTGACCTACATGGGAGGTGTCGGGGTTTGGAGTGGCAGTCTCCAGTTACCGTCCTCGGGAATTGCAACCGGTTCGGTCTTCACGATTTCGGTGGGCGATGGTGACGGGACGGTGACCATAAAGAAACCAGTAGCTGCTGGTGGGTACATCAGCATCGGATCCAGGCAGTACGACACGATCACCATCCGCTCCAACGAGCTACCGGTCATGCTGATGTGTGTAGCAGACAATATCTACACGGTTATCTCTGGTGGGCTTTCCAACTTGCCAGATTATGCCTCTCTCAAAGCGGTAGTCGGCTGGGCGAAGAATCCCAACGGTTTCATCGAACAATGGGGGCGAATTGTGCTGCCCGTAAATATTTCAACGACCGCAATTGACACGGTGTTCCCACTCAGGTTTCCAAATACCTGTTTATCGGTAGTCGCTAGCATTGGTGTATCCATTGACGATTACGACAAGGTCTTCTCTTACCGCCAGGACAGGCAGTCGATAAGTATCGGTGTCCCCACTGTTGTTGGATTTGAGGGGCAGGCGTTTTGCGACACCAATATTGCCAACTCACGCATTGTGCAGTGGCGGGCGATTGGTTTTTGAGGAGAGAGTAATGACAATTTTTGTAGTGCAAGGAGAACGCACGTTTTACAACGATGAAGTTCACCGCAGTATTCCAGGAGCGGCTAAGGCGGTGCCCAGGGAAATTTACGAGGAGCTTCTTAAAGCTCAGTCAGATTACAAAATTCTGGACTTCGATGTTTTTCCACCTTCGATCCGGGAGCGGCCGAAGACTTGGCCCTCCTCCTTAGAATTGCAAGTGTTGATCGATGAGCAAGTGGCAGCCATCTATGCCAGCTGGAGCCGTTTCGAAAAAGAGTATTTTTCCCGTGAAAATGCTGCCCGGCAATACAAGGATGCCGGCTATCAAGGCGATGCCACCATCTGGATCAAGAGTTACGCGGATTCTGCAGGTTTGACCTGCACCGAGGCGGCTGACCACATCATTCAGCAGGCCGAACAGCAACGGATGGACCAGGAAGCTCTGGCGGTACTGCGCATGCGCAAGCATGAACTGGATATTGCCGATGACGAAGCCCGATTCGAACGCTATCGGTCTTTGGTGCGAGAGATCGAACTAATCACTAGTCCTGACAAGTGACTTCTGCCTTTCAGGACGCCCCACATATTCGGGGCGTTGTTCATCCTGAACCACCCCTTCCAGGCCCCGCCCCGCGGGGCTTTTTCATATCTGAATCTGGAGTAAACATACATGAGTGGATTCTTCCACGGCGTCACCGTAACTAACGTCGACACCGGCGCCCGCAGCATCGCGCTGCCGTCGTCCTCGATCATCGGCCTGGTCGACACCTTCACCGAAGGCCCGGGCGTCACCGCCAAGGCCAATGACCTGGTACTGATCACCAGCGAGCGCGAAGCGGTCGCGGCGTTCGGCCAGGACGCGGCGATCACCAAGGCCTGCCGCGCTATCTACAGCCGCGCCAAGGCGGTCATCGTCGCTTGCGGCGTGGCCAAGCTCGAAGACGCCGCCGAGCAGACCTCGGCGATCATCGGCAACGTGCTGGCCGACGGCAAGCGTACCGGCCTGCAGGCGCTGCTCGACGGCAAGAGCCGTTTCAACGCCCAGCCGCGCCTGCTGGTCACCCCCAAGCACAGCGCCACCCAGGCCGTCGGCACCGCCCTGGTGGCCCTGGCCGACAAGCTGCGCGCCATCGCCATCATCGACGGCCCCAACACCACCGATGAAGCGGCCATCGCCTACGCCAAGAACTTCGGCGCCAAGCGCGCCTTCCTGGTCGATCCGGGCGTGCGCTACTGGGACAACGCCGAAGAGGCCACCGTCGACGCGCCGGGTTCGGCCTGGGTCGCCGGCCTGTTCGCCTACACCGACCGCGAGTACGGCTTCTGGGCTTCGCCTTCGAACAAGGAGTTCGTCGGCATCACCGGCACCACCCGCGCCGTGGAGTTCCTCGATGGCGACGACACCTGCCGCGCCAACCTGCTGAACAATGCCAACATCGCCACCATCATCCGCGACGACGGCTTCCGCCTGTGGGGCAACCGCACCCTGTCGAGCGACCCGAAATGGGCCTTCGTCACCCGCGTGCGGACCATGGACATCGTCATGGACGCGATCCTCTACGGCCACAAATGGGCCGTCGACCGCTCCATCACTGCCACCTACGTCAAGGACGTCACCGAAGGCCTGCAGGCCTTCATGCGCGACCTGAAGAACCAGGGCGCGATCATCAACTTCGAGGTCTTCGCCGATCCGGAGCTGAACACCGCCAGCCAGCTGGAGCAGGGCAAGGTGTACTGGAACATTCGCTTCACTGATGTGCCGCCTGCCGAAAACCCCAATTTCCGCGTCGAAGTCACCAACCAGTGGCTGACCGAAGTCCTCGATTCCGCCTCTTAAGGAGCGCATCCACATGGCAATGATTCCCGAAACACTGGCCAACCTGAACCTGTTCGTCGATGGCGTCAGCTTCCAGGGCGACGTGCCCAGCCTGACCCTGCCCAAGCTCACCCTGAAGATGGAAGAGCACCGCCCCGGCGGCATGGACATGCCGGTCGAGATGGACCAGGGCATGGAGAAGCAGGAAGCCGCCTTCACCACCACCGGCGTGCGTCGCGAGTCGCTGAAGTTCTTCGGCCTGGCCGACGGTACCGCCTTCAACGGCACCTTCCGCGGCGCCTTCAAGGGCCTCAAGGGCAAGATCAACCCGGTCATCGTCACTTTGCGCGGTTCGCTGAAAGAGATCGACATGGGTGACTGGAAGTCCGGTGACAAGGCCGAGATCAAGCACAGCGTCGCCGTCACCTACTACAAGCTCGAAGTCGATGGCCGCCTGGTCTACGAAATCGACGCCCTGGGCATGAAGCGGGTGATCGACGGCGTCGACCAACTGGCCGCCCAGCGCGCCGCCCTGGGTCTTTAAGGAGAACACTCGATGGCTCAAGCGAAGAAACTGCCGCAATGGCTGACCGTCAACGCCGAGCGCGTGACCGTGCGCCTGTCGCGCCCCAGCGAGGCCAACGGCGTGCAGGTCGACAGCCTGTCGCTGCGCGCACCGACCGTGCGTGACATCCGCAATGCCCAGGCCGGTGGCGTGGGCGATGACGAGCAGCGCGAACTGAACCTGTTCGCCTCGCTCGCCGAAGTTGGCGTCAAGGACCTCGAGGGCTTGGCCCTGAAGGACTACAGCCGCCTGCAGACTGGCTATTTTCGCCTGGTGCAGGACGACGAGGTTTGACCCTGCCCGGCAGAAGGCCGCCGCCAGACGGCTGGCCAAGGAGCTGAACTTTTCCGCCAGCGAAATCATGACCATGTCGTACAGCGACATGGTCTGGTGGCTGGCGGAGTGACAAGGAGCAAGCCATGGCGAACACACAGGTGTTCACCCTCGGCGTCACCAGCGACCAGGCATTGGGCAGGTCCGTCGACAGCTTGCGTGGCCAGGTCGAGCGCCTGCGCAGGCAAGCGGACGGTACCCGGCTCGGGCGGTTGATCGGCGAGGTCATCCGCCTGGGGCTCGAGCTGGACAAGGTGGGCCAGGCCGAAAGGCAGCTGGATAACGACCAGGCATGGACACATGAGGCGCAGATCGACCGATTGCGCCGTGAGGGGAACGAGGTCGAGCGCTTGCGCAGGCTCTATCTGTCACTTGGACGCAAGCCGTTGGAACTGCGTGCGATGGTGGTGGCCTCGAGTGCGGCCGTCGCCAAGGAATCACCAGTCCCCACGTTGGAGCAGCGCAAGGCGGCCTTGCTGGAGGGGACGAGCCCCGCGCCACGGCCGACCCGGAGTGATCCGCCCGAGGCGCGTAGCGCGGAGCAGGGGCGTGTGCCTCTGGAGTCGGCGAATGCGGGTTTGGCGGTGCTCAAGGCTGGAGCGGTCGGTGCCGGTACTGTCGCTGTAGCCGCTGGCACTGCCTGGGGAGCACGTTCGTATTATCAAAGCCGAACGCCCGAAAGACAAAGCGAGATCACCAAGGGCCTGAAGGAGAACGGCGGCAAGGCTGCCGCCAAGGGTGTCACCAAGCTTGGCTTGGCCATGCTCAAGGACAAGGGCGAGGACAAGGCCGAAGCCGCAGGCGCAGCGCTTGGAGGCGTACTCGGCAATCTGGGAGCGGAGCTCTTGGGCGGCCTGACCAAGAACAAGCAGATCCAGAAGTACGGCGGTGAGATCGGCGAGATGATCGGCGAAGGTGTCGGCGGATTTTTCGGCAAGAAAGTCTTCGGCTGGTTCTCCGATACGCCCGCCGCCAACGATGCCCCAGGCAAGGACAAGGCTGCAGCTGACGCTTCAGCTCAACGGTCTGTCGATGCACCCGAGGGGACCGCCACGCCGCCAGGCGCGGCCCAAAACGCCGCACCCGAGAGCGCTGCAGCAACGCAAGAACGCCCCCCCGAAGGCCCCGCCAATGGCGCTCGGGAGATCATGAAGGGCGGATTGATCGCGGCAGGCGCACTGGGCGGTACCGCGTTTGCCGCCTGGGGCGCGCGGACCTACCAAGGGCAATCTCCCGAGCGACGCAGCGAGATCACCAGCGGTCTCAGGGAGAACGGTGGCAAGGCCGCCGCCAAGGGCGCTACCAAGCTTGGACTGGCCGTGCTCAAGGACAAGAGCGAGGACCAGGCCGAGGCGGTAGGCGCCGCTTTCGGCAGCGTACTGGGGAGCCTTGGGGCGGAACTGCTCGGAGGCGTGACCAAGAGCAAGCGGATCCAGAAGTACGGCGGTGAGATTGGCGAAATGATCGGTGAAGGTCTTGGCGGTTTGGCTGGCAAGACGCTCCATGGATTGTTCTCCGACAAGCCCGCCGCCAACGACGCTCCTGCCGACAAGGCCAAGACCTCCGCGACTGCCGCTCGCATGCCGAAAGCGGGTGACGATGCCGAGGAGCCGGAGGAAGAGGAGGAGGAAGAAGAAGAGGTCGACGAAGCCGAGGACGAGGCGGCCTTCTTCGAGGGGCAGGAGGCGGTTCCGGACAGCCCGTCAGCCGCCGCATCGGCAGCCAGCGCTATCGGGCTCGCCGGTACTGCGGTCAAGGGCCAGATGGGTAGGGCGGTGGCCGGCAATGCCGGCGCCTCGGTGGCAAGGCGAGTGTTCAGGCGCATTCCTGGTGCCAACTTGCTCGACACCGGCCTGCAACTTGCCGAGACCTACAGCAGCGATGCCACCCCCGAGCAGAAACTCGAGGGTTATGGCACCGCCGTCGGAGGCCTGGGAGGCGGCCTGGCCGGTGCTGCGGCAGGTGCCGCCATCGGGTCGGTGGTACCGGTGATCGGCACCGCGATCGGTGGCCTGATCGGTGGCGTGCTGGGCAGCATGGGAGGTGAAAGCATCGGAGGCTGGCTGGGCAAGGCGCTGGGTTCGGGCAAGGAAGAGCCCGCCGCCAAGCCGGGCCTGGGTGAGGCGGCGCGGGCAATGGATAGCCCTGCACCACAGCCGCCGGCACCTGCACCACCGGTAGCGGCGGCCACGCCAGCGGTCCCCCCCGCGCCGATCAACCAGCAGTTCACCTTCACCGCCAACATGCCGGTCACGTTCAGCAACAGTCTCGATGACCCTTCGGTGTTGCAACAGCTGGAGGCCATCGCCCGTCGTCAGCTCGAGGAACTCATGCGCCAGGCCCGTTCCGCGCAGTTGGCCGACGCCCCACATATCGCACTTTAAGGAGGATCCATGACCTATCTGGAGCAGCTGCAAGCCACGCTGCACGCCCTGGTCAAGGCGGGAGAGGCAGGGCGTCGGCGTGCCGATGCCATGCTCGATCCGATGAACGACGCGATCGTCCATATACAGGGCGCGGTGGGTGAACTGGAAGGTTTGCCGGTGGTCGGCCCGATCATCGGGGCCAAGCTGCAGCGCACCATGCGCGCGATCACCAATGCCCAGGCTCGGGTTGCCAAGGTGGTGGCCAAGTACGACCAGGCGGTGGCGGTGGTGCGTCAGGTGCGCGATCGCATCGACGGCTTCGCCGCTCATGCCGCCAAGGCCGGTGCGGCGATTCGCCGTGTGGTGGGGGAGGTGCGCTCGACCGTCAATGGCGTGCTGTCGACACTGGGTTTCGCGCCCGAGGCGACGCCGGCTGCCGAAGCGGTCAAGCCGTTCCCGCACTTGCTGGTGCTGCAACCGCTCAAGGCGGGCGCGGCGCCGTACTACTTCAACCTCGATACCGCCGCCTTCGACCAATTGCGCCGGCAGACACGTTTTCGCTGGGCCGGGCAGGAGCGCCTGAGCCGCGAGAGCGCCCAGCAGGCGGTCAGCCTGGGCGAGGAGAGCATCAACATCCGTGGCGCGATCTTCCCCGGGTTCAAGGGCGGCCTCGGCCAGTTGCAGACGCTGCGCAGCATCGGCCGCCAGCTACTGCCGCTGTCGTTGACCACCGGCTACGGCGAGGTGCTCGGCACCTGGTGCCTGACCAGCGTCGAGGAGGAGCAGAGCGTCCTGCTGGCCGGCGGCATTCCACGCAAACAAGGGTTTTCACTGGAGTTCGTGAGCTATGGCCAAGACCTGCACAACGTCTGAGGGCGACCTGCTCGATACGCTCTGCCAGCACTACTACGGCCATCTGGCCGGCACGGTCGAGGCCGTGCTGGATGCCAACCAGGGCCTGGCGGACGAGGCGCAGCCGTTTCGCGCCGGGGTGAGGATCCTGTTGCCGGAACTGTCGATGGCGACCAGCACCAGCCTGCAGTTGTGGGATTGACCACTCGCCACGCCGTCCTCGCTACATCAACACAGTGGAGCACCAACCATGCAACCTCAATTCCGCATCATCGCGGACGGCCATGACATCACCACGCTGCTTAACGACCGCCTGTTGCTGTTACGCACCACTGATAAACCAGGCCTGGAATCCGACGAGTTCGAACTGCGCCTCGATGCCCGCGACGGCGCCCTGGCCTTGCCAGCCAGGGGCGCACTGCTCGAGGTGCACCTGGGTTACGCCGGGCAGCCGTTGAGCCGCCTTGGCCGTTACACGGTGGACGAGGTCGAGCTGTCCGGCCCGCCGGACACCCTGGTGATCCGCGGCAAGGCCAGCGACCTGCGCGGCAGCGGCAAGACCACCCGCAGCGGCAGCTGGGAGAACGCGACGCTGCAGCGCATCGTCGCCGAGATCGGCGCCCGCAATGGCTGGCAGGCGGTGTGCCCGGTGGCCGTGCAGGTGCCGCGAGTGGACCAGTACAGCGAGTCGGACTTCAACTTCATCACCCGCCTGGCGCGCCTGCACGACTGCACCGCCAAGCTCGCCAACGGCCAGTTGCTGGTGCTGCCGCGCCAGGGTGGCCAGAGCGCCAGCGGCAAGCCCCTGGGGGTGATCGGCATTGCCCGCAGCGACGTCAGCCAGTGGCAGTTCCGCCTGGCTGACAAGAGTACCCACAAGGCCGTCAGGACCCGCCACCAGGACAGCGCCAGTGGGCGTCTGCAGGCGGTGGAACTGGACAATGGCGATGCGCCGGACGGCCTGCAGCCGGTCTACACCGACCGCCACCTGTATCCCAACCGTGCGGCGGCGGAACAGGCCGCCCGCGCCCGCCTGGCCAGCTTCAACCGTGATACCGCCAGCGTACGCCTGGACATGCCCGGGCGCACCGACCTGTTCGCCGAGCGCGCCATCGATGTCCAGGGCTTTCTGGCCGGGCTCGACGGGCACTACCTGATCGAGTCGGTCGAGCAGGTGTTCACCAGCAGCGGCTGGCGCACCACCGTGCAGTGCAACGGCGGCCGCCAGGGCAAGGCCAAGGCCAAGGGGCCCGCGCCTCGGCGGGCGGGTTCGCTCAAGGCCTGAGACAGGTGAGAGTTTCCCAATGCCTGCCGGCGGTGGCGCTCCCTATAGTCGCTGTCAGCCGGCCGCATCACCCTGTTTCCGAGCTCCAGATCAGGTGCGGCGCTCGCCACACCTTGAATCCTGTGAAAGCCAAGCGCTTCGAGCCATCGCCCATGAGCGAGCCACAGGCGGCACCGGCCGCCTTTCGATCAGACCGCAATGGAGAATGCACCGATGCCGCTCACTGAACAGCAACTCAAGCAGATCTACCCGCTCGCCGGCCAACGCGTCGCCGCCTTCCTGCCGGCGCTGAACACGGCCATGGCCAACTGGGAGATCGACCACCCCAAGCGCATTGCCGCGTTCCTGGCCCAGGTCGGCCATGAGTCCGGCCAGCTGCGTTACGTCAAGGAGCTGGGCAACGACCGCTACCTGGCTCGTTATGACACCGGCAGCCTGGCCCTGCGCCTGGGCAACACCCCCGAAGCCGACGGTGACGGCCAGCGCTATTGCGGCCGTGGCCTGATCCAGGTGACCGGACGCAACAACTACCAGGCCTGCAGCCGTGCGCTGTTCGGCGACGAACGCCTGCTGGCGCAACCGCAGATGCTCGAGCAGCCGCGCTGGGCCTGCGAATCGGCGGCCTGGTTCTGGCACTCGCGCGGACTCAACGCCCTGGCCGACCAGGGTGAGTTCAACCGCATCACCCGGCATATCAACGGCGGCCTGAACGGCTTGTCGGAGCGCCTCGAACTGTGGGCGCGGGCGCGGGAGGTGCTGTGCTGAGCCGTCTGCAACTGGCGCTGTGCCTCGGGCTGATGGCGCTGTCCGCGGCGTTGGCCTGGCAGCTGCAGGGCTGGCGCCTCGGGCGTCAGCTGGCCGAGCAGGAACAGGCGCTGGTGCAGCAGCGCCTCGACCAGGCCGAGGCGCTGCACGGCCTGCTGCTCGCCGAACGCGAGCAGCGCCAGGGCCTCGAACAACGCCTGCACGACAGTGAAACGAAGCATTTCCAGGAGCTGACCGATGCCCAACAGACTCAGGCTCGCCTGCGTGACCGCCTTGCTACTGCCGATCTGCGCCTGTCGGTCCTGGTCGAGCGCGACACCGCCTGTGCCCCAGTGCCTGCCGCCGCCGGCGCCGGCGGCGTGGATCATGGCCCCGTACGCGCCCGACTTGACCCGGCGCATGCTCGACGAATTGTCGCCATCACCGACGACGGCGACCGTGGACTGATCGCCCTGCGGGCGTGCCAGGCCTATATCCGTGCGCTGTCGCCCTGAGCGCTTGCCAGCAGGGGCGGGAGTGGTAGGGTAGGGCGCAGTCTTGCCAGGAGCTAGCCATGGACCCGATCACCGTACTCTCCACCCGCCTGGGTGAACACCTGCGGCGCTTCAACGCCCAGGTGACCACCGCCGAGTCCTGCACCGGCGGCGGTATCGCCGAGGCGATCACCCGCATCCCCGGCAGCTCGGCCTGGTTCGAGGCCGGCTACGTCACCTATTCCAATGCCCAGAAGACCCGCCAGTTGGGCGTCCCCGAGGCGTTGTTCGCCCAGGTGGGGGCGGTCAGCCAGGAGGTGGTCGAGGCCATGGTGCGGGGCGCCCAGGCCGCCAGCGGAGCGCGCTTCGCGGTGGCGGTCAGCGGCGTGGCC